GAAAGCGGCTTTGTTGAATACACCATTCGCCCGGCGACAAAGTACGTCAAGCGGAAATGTTATGTCGATACGGCGGACACGGGCGCAGATTATTTGTGCGCCATTGTCTATGATGAAACGGATGTTGCCAATTATGTTGTGGATGTACTTTATACGACACGCCCGGTTGAGTACACAGAACCCGCACTTGCAAAGATGCTGACCAAACACGGCGTTGCCTTGTGCATTGTCGAAGCGAACAACGGCGGTCGCCTTTTCAAGAACAATGTTGAAAAGCAATGCCGACTTATGGGCAACGGCAAAACGGCATTCACGGCATTTCACCAAACCGAAAACAAAGATACGAGGATATACCAACATTCGGCAATGGTGCAGAACCTTACATTCATGCCGCAAGGCTGGAAAACCCTATTCCCTGAATTTGCCAAGGCGATATGCGGCTATTTGAAAGCCGGGCAAAATGAACATGATGATGCCCCGGACGCATTGACGGGAACAATCGAAAAAAGAGCAAACCACCGCAAATCGGATGTGGCGGGGCTTTTTGGATATTAAAGTGTTTCACTATAAAACAATAAAGATATGCCAATTGACGAAATTTTCAAGAAAGCAACGGCAAATGATGTGATTTCGGAATTGAAGTCTTGCCGTTTCATTCCACAACCTGATGTGGAGAGTGCAGAAAAGGCACTTAACCCCAAGTTGCATGATATTAACGACCCGGTTATTCGCAAGGATAAACGGGTAAAGATTGATGCCGACGATGAAGCGGAATCGGCGCAAAAGATTATCACGGTGGATGGCGAAAGTACCAATTACAGAACGGAAAAGGTTGCAAGAATCGCCCTTGCCATTCAAAGGTTGATAATAAACCGTGCCGTGTCTTTCTGTTTCGGCAACCCTATCAATTACAATGCGACCCCATCCAATGACAATGAAGCGGCGATTGTCTTTGCCTTGAACCGCATATTGTATGATGTCAAAAGCACTTCTTTGAACCGCAAAATCGGTCGTTCCATTTTCGGTTACAAGGAATGTGCCGAGTATTGGTACACGGTAGATAAGCCCAATTCCAAATATGGCTTCAAGTCGAAACACAAGTTGCGTTGTGCCTTGTTTTCGCCCGCTTATGGTGATACCCTTTACCCCTATTTTGACGAAACGGGCGACATGGTAGCCTTTTCACGGTCTTTCAGCCGAAAGGATGCCGGGGGAAATGCCGTTGATTATTTTGAAACATTCACAGACAAAGAACATTGGTTGTGGATTAATGGGGAAAATGGCTATGAAGCCGCACCGGGCTATCCAAAGCCTATCACAATAGGCAAAATCCCTATCATTTACGGACACCAACCCAAGTTTGAAACGGAAGATGTGGACAAGCTGATTGACCGCTTGGAAACCTTGTTGTCGAACTTTGCCGACACAAACGACTATCACGCAAGCCCCAAGATTTTCACAACGGGTTTAATCAAGGGATGGGCAAAGAAAGGCGAAAGCGGTGCGGTCATTGAGGGTGAAGATGGCGCGACAATGCAATACGTGTCTTGGCAGTCCGCCCCGGAAGCCGTCAAGTTGGAGATTGAAACCCTTTTGAAGATGATTTACACAATCACCCAAACGCCGGACATTTCGTTTGATGCGGTCAAGGGGCTTTCGGCGATAAGCGGCATTGCGTTGAAGTTGCTTTTCATGGATGCCCATCTAAAAGTGCAGGACAAACGGGAAATCTTCGATGATTACTTGCAAAGGCGTGTGAATGTCATTCTTGCTTATGTCGGCAAGATGAACAATGCGTTGGAAGCGGATTGCGAAACAATCGCCATTGAACCCGAAATTGTGCCGTATATGCTTACAAGTGAGATTGACGAATTGAACTATTGGCTTACGGCTAATGGCAACAAGCCCGTCATATCGCAAGAAGAATCGGTCGAGAAAGCCGGACTTTCAAGCAATGTCGAATTGACCATGCAGAAATTGAAAGACCAAATGACAAGTGAAAATTCGTTCATAATCGGTGAACCACAACTTGAAGGGGATGCGTGATGAAAAGGAAAGTCATTGAAACGCCAAAATATCAATGCCGGGATTGTGCGCATTCATGTGATTGGCACGAAAAGAATTGGAAAGGTGAATTGTTCATGTGCAAATGCCCTTTCCACAAAGAGGGGAAATATAGCAAGTTCTTGTCAGACCCTCAATGCGAACACTTCAAATTAAGGGGCAATGGCTAAAAGGCAGAAAGTAAAGCGATTTTCGGTGCAGACATTCGATGCCGCACATTACAGGCAAACGGAGCAATACACGCAAGCCGTTGATGCTTTGTTTGACAAGGCGACCGCCGAAATAGCAAGGGCGGCGGCAAAGGGCAAATATGACCCCGACAAGCCGTTTTCTTTCGATGATTACCCAAGTGTCAAGGCGGTTATGCAAAGTGTCACCAAGCAACTTGCAAGCCGCATTACAACGGTCATTGAAACAGGGTCAAAGAAGCAATGGTTGTTTGCTTGCAGCAAGAATGATGGCTTCATTTCCTCAATACTTGATACATCCAAGTTGAGCAAGGCGCAATTGAAAAAGATGCAAGACCAAAATTTGGATGCCTTGAAAACCTTTCAGGGGCGCAAGGTTGAGGGAATGAACCTTTCACAACGTATTTGGAAGTATGTTGGGCAATACCGTGAACAACTTGAAGCCGCCCTTGATGCCGGGTTGGGTGAGGGTCGAAGTGCGGCACAACTTTCACGGGATGTCCGGCAGAACCTGAAAGACCCCAACCGATTGTTCCGGCGTGTCCGTGACAAGCGGGGCAACCTTGTGTTGTCAAAGGCTGCAAGGGCATTCCACCCCGGACGTGGTGTTTACAGGTCAAGCGCAAAGAATGCCGCCCGGCTTACACGGTCGGAAATCAATATGGCATATCGTGAAAGCGATTATTTGCGTTGGCAAAGTCTTGATTTTGTCGTGGGGTTTGAGGTCAAAAGGTCAAATCATGAACCTTTGTGCAAGTGTGACATTTGCGAGAAGCTGAAAGGGCGTTATCCAAAGCATTTCAAGTTCAAGGGCTGGCACCCGCAATGTATGTGTTACGCCGTGCCAATCCTGATGGATGAAGAAACCTTTGATGAAAATGAGTTGGGCGACCTCAAAGCGGCATTGCGTGGCACTCAATACAAGCGTTTGGAAGCAAAGAATGTCGTTGTCGATGTGCCGGACGGCTTCAAAGAGTGGGTCAAGGAACATGAAGAAGCGCAAGCAAATTGGAGTTCCACGCCTTATTTCATCAAAGACAACTTCACGGACGGCAAGTTATCCAAAGGGTTGAACTTTGAAACCAAGAAGCAAATTGACCCGGTACAACAGCAGCTTAACGCCCTTATGCCACAAATCACCCAAGCAAGGATGTTGGCAAGCAAGTGGGGCTTGACCGTTCAATTGCAAATGCTTGACAAGTATGTTGCCGAAAAGGATATTGTAAGAATACCCAACCGAATTGCGACCATTCAACAGAAAGCGGCAGAAATTCAACAAAAGGATGCGGATATTCGTGCCAAGTGCAGCGAATGGGGCTTGAATACATACATTCTTGACGATGCAATGAAAACGCCTGATTCAAGCAACATCTTACGGGCGATTGACGAATTGGAAAAACGTGTTGAAAATGCCAAGCAAGAATATAAGGCATTCATCAATGATGCTAATGAAGCGGTCAAAGAAGCCCGGAAGTACAAGATTGACGTTTCCGATATGCTGCAATTGATTGCCACCATTACAGGCGACAAACGGGAATGGATTATGTCAAAGGCTTCATGCAAGGAAATGTTGGATAAATTGAAGAAACGGATTCAAGATGCCATTGATGAAGCCAACAAGCCCAAAGCCGATGCAAATTCCATCATTGGCAAGTATGATGTTTCACGTGCCGACAATGAAGATGAAATGGAAAAGTCGCTTGGAATGCACAAAGCGGCGGCGATGAACCATGATGATGCAAACGAGCTGAAAGGCAATCCGAATTTCACGCTTGGCGGCGGCTATCACATAAATTGCCAATCATGTGTTGTCGCTTACGAGATGCGGCGGCGTGGATATGATGTGGAAGCCAACCAAAACACGAAGCGAAAAGGAAATATCCCGTATGAACTTTCCTATACCACCGAAAAGGCATGGCTTGATGATAACGGGAATGTGCCAAAGAAACAACGTGCGGGCGGTCGATATGTCGATGGCTACAAGATAAAGAACAAGACGTTCAAGGTAATGATGTCGGAATTTGAGGACATGACTTCAACACCCGGTCGATACCACATAAATTTCGGATGGAAAAATCGCCGTAGCGGGCATATCATAACAATGGAAAGGTTCAAAGACGGCACAATGAGAATTTACGACCCACAATGCGGCATGGTCATAACAGACTTCAAGGCATACGCAAAACGCTTTTCATTGGTCTATGGAATTAGCATCTTGCGTGTGGATAATTTAAGGGGTAATCCGCATTATGTGTCGGGAGCGACAAAGAAACGGCAATGAAGAATCAATCCGGCAGGTTTTCGATGAATTGCCCCCATTCTTCTTCGGTTGCGACCCGTGCTTGCCCTTGCTTAACAAGGATGAACACGGGTTGCCCTATAAAGGGCATTTTGCCGTTCTTGTTATAGGGCGAATAAACTTCATAACCTTTCCAATTGGGAATCCGCTCAAAGGTATCAAAACCGTACTCTTTGGCAATAGCCATTATCATTTCTTGCTTCTTCTTATCCATAACTTATTGTATTTTAATTTGTTGTACAAAGGTAAATAATTGGGGCTAATATAAAGCAGGGGTTGCACAAGTTTTTCATAACTTATGCAGCCCCTTGCATTAAGTCAAATTTCTTGTGAATCGACCCAAGACATTCTTTCTTTCATGGAAGAAATGACAAGGTTTTCAATCCGCTTTTCGAGCGCGTCAAATTCCATGATGAATTGGTCGGCAATGATGCGTTCCGTATCATCCACGTTGTATATTTCATTGAGCGACTTATATACTTTCGTGTAAAGTTCCTGCATGGTTTTCATGCAGTCAATGAAATTTTCAGTCTGTTTGCTGACGGTCATTGCGCACCCCCTTTCTTTGCTTGTGCGGCTTGCTTTGCCAATTCCGCTTGGTTGATAGCGTCAAAAAGAAACTTGTTCACGAAGTAGATTTGCCCTTTTCCGGTCACTTTGGTTGTGGTGGTGACAAGGGAATCGCCGTTGGGCTTTGTTATCACCGTCTTTTTGAGTTCAAACAAACCCATTTGCAAGGCTTTTTGCGTGGGTTGGTTGTACATTTCGCCCTTTTTGCAAAGGTAGCCTTTATCACGCATCCATTGGAAAAGGCGGTTTTGTCCGATTTCCACGCCGTTTTGCTTGATGATACGGGCAAGTTCGCCAACCAAAATGGAATGTTCGGACGTTTCAACGGCTTTGGCGAATGTCGCACCGGGCATTAAAGCCTTGATGTGCCGTTGCTGACCCTCATTCATTGAAGTTAAAGCATCATTTTGGCATTGCAACAAGTAGTTCTTGTTTTCCGATTGCTTCAACGCCGCTTGTTGGCGGTCGATTGTGTCCTTTGCCACCATCAATGCCCGTGCCATGATTTGTTCCGGCGTTTCGTCTTGTCGGGCAACCATGTAACCGCCCGACTTGCGTATGCTTGGCAACACTTCACTACATACCCACTTGCGGAACGGCTTTGCCTTTTCTGAATCGGAACGAAGCAATACTTCATACATTCCGGGTTCAGTGACAAAAAGGACTTGTTGGTTGCCGCCCTGTGTAAGGATGTCCATTCGGCGGACACCCTCTTGGTCGATGCGTTTGGCTACATTGCGATGATTGGCAACATTGATTGCTTTGCAAAGGTCAGCAAGGCAAAATAATGGTTCGCCGCTTTCCGTCAAGGAAGTGCGGATTCGCCCGAATTGGGCATTTTCAAAGATAGTCACTTGGTCTTTCATTGTTGAACGATTTATGAAAGATTATACATTGCCACTTTGGGTGTGGTGGCTTTTCACATAAGGCAATGAAAAAAGGCATTGCCTTTCCCGTCGTTCAACACCTACAAAGGCTGGATTTCCATTACAGATTTCCACGGGGGTGCAATGCCGATATGTCAGCCGTCTGGGTATAAAAATACCGCCAACGGGATTGTTTGCGGTTCTTGCGTTCCGCCTTTGTAGTATGTTGAACACTACAAAAGTAGCAAGAATAATTGAAACGGCAACAAAAATCACCGCAAAATTAGCGGATTATCTGAATTTTGTTTTACTATAAAACACTTATTTGCAAACAAAAAGGGCTTGAAGCCCAATTTTGTTTATTGCTTAACAAAGATATAAGGCAAAGTCAAGTTCGGGTCATGCAAAACAATTCTTGTTTCACTTTGTATGTCCATATCGAAACCTTTGTACCGTTGATTTGTTTCCTTGTCATACAAAGCCATGTAATCTGCATCCGAATTGATGAAATAATAGCATTCAATATCTTCATATACTTCATCAACAATATCAAATGCCCTATATGTGCATTCACCTTGTGCATAATAAAGATGTTCTTGACCGTTCATGTAATCGTCACGGGTAACTTCTATTTCTTTGTCGAAATGAGTGCCGAACACAATCAAGTCTGGGTCAGGCAATAGGCTGCCTAATTCACCGCCTGAAAGGTTTGAAAACTGAATGTCCGCCCAAGTTCCATTGAACAATGCAAATGCCTTTTCTTGCCTTTCGGAATAAGTTGAAACGAAATCATCATCTTTTGAACATCCGACAAGGGCAATCCCTGCAATTATGCAAGTAATGCAAGCACGAATAAATTTCTTCATATTTTCATCCATTAAGTTTATAATACCGCCGCAATTTTCCTTACGTTGGCAAGGCGTTCCAAAAAAGACTTATCACGCTTTGTTGTAATCATGTCATAATCGGCTTGCAGCCGCAAAAGCATATAAGCCGGGATTCCCATTGCTTTTTCGCACAAAAGCGCAAATTTCGTGTTTACGGGTCGTTTGCAGTTCACAATGTCGTTCAAGACAGTATAAGACACGCCCATATCCGCCGCAAGTTGTTTTTGTGACAAGCCCCGGCATTCTATTTCGTCTTTGAGCAATTCGCCCGGATGGGTGGGTTCGTAAGGCTCTAAGTTGTTGGCAATCATTTTTGGGTCTATTCCTTTAACAGTAACCATAACGCAATTATTTATAATGGTTTGACAATTCCAAGATGTTGCAGATGTAAACAATCGTTTCGTTTTCTTCTTCTGACACGGTAAATTCGATTCGGTATTGGTCATTCACCCTTATGGATGAAATGCCCGCCTTGTCGCCTTTCAAGACCTCGTAACGCAAGGATGGGAGCAGGAACAAATCTTCAACCTTGTTTGCGCTTTTGATAAGGTCAATGCCTTTTCTGTAACGCTTTATGATGTCAGGTTGGAAGCGGTGTTTCTTGTCGCCCTTTCCCGTTTCATAGAGTTCACGAAGATAATCCTTGTCGAATGTTACAATCATGCTTTTATCTTTTGCGTACAAAGATAACGCTTTTATCCGTGCTATCCGCAAAAAAGTTGATTTATTTTTCGACAACCTTGTTTTTGCCCATGTGGAGCGTGAAAAGCGGTGTCCGCTTTTCTCTTTATACTTTCTCTTTACTATATCTTTTTATTTTCTTTCCTTTTCTTTTATTTGCATGACTTTGCATTGCAAATGTATAACCGTGCAATGCAATTGCATCATGGCTAACGGCGATTGCGCTTCATAAGGTTTTTAATAAGCTGTGATTTGACGGTTTCCAAATCAATGAGATTGTCCGAATTATAAACGAGTTCATACGGCAATGTTCCGG